TATGATACGTTGGTATGATTATATGGCAGCATTTTTATTTGCCTATGGCCTATACGGCATGCTATTTTTTCCATTCTTTGGATTTGTTATGTCTTGGATGGCATATGAAATAGGATGGAAGAATGGCTACTGTGAATGGCGAAAAGATATGGAATAAAAAAAGGGGAGCTAAAAAGCTCCCCAGTTTCGTTCGGTTGACCCGACTTCTTTTTATTAGAACAAGTTTGTAACTCGTACTGCACGGTAGTACTCGTTTGATTGGGCTGTAAGAGCACCCAAGCCTTGAGTTGTACCTTGTGCGAATGGGTTTGCAACCATGCCGTAGCGAGTTTTGAACCCGATTTTTGGCTGGAAGCTGTTCTCACCAACTGCACGTACCATCTGTAGTGGAACGTATGGGCAGTAGAACAAGCCTGCGTCGAATGCGCTTGAACCTTTGTAACCAACAACCATGTAGTTGCTGCCTGCATATGGGTCAATGTACACTCTGTAACGACCGTTAAGAACACCTGCGAATGTGTTTCCTGTGTCGTCTACTTCTAGTGAGTTACCTGCAATTGCTGGTGTGTAGTCAAGAACACCGGCCATCTGCAATGCTGAAGCAACGTCTGAAGAACAGATAACCATGTTACCTTTACCGCGACGTGTACCTTTTGCGATAGCATTCGCTTCTTGTTCGATTTGGAACATAAGCCCTTTGAATTTCTCAACTGACCAACGACCATTTGCATCGACGTCAAGATCGAATACACCAGTAGCAGCTGTGCCCACCGCGCCTGTTTTAGCTGTTGCGTAAATTGTACGAACCAATTCACGGTTGATTTCCACAAGGATCTCAGACTGTAGAATGTTCGCCAATTCTGTTTCAGCGTCAAGACCGTGAACTGCTTTCAAGTCTTGTGCCAATTCAGTTGTGTACTCAGCTTTTAGCGCTCTTGATTTCGCAGTTACTGATACTTTCTCGATTGAGAATGCCATCTCTGCAAAGTTTGTGCCGCCACCGTCGCCAAGTGCTTCAGCGTCACCTGTTGCCATACCTGCACCTGTTTCGAACAATGTTGTGTTCGCTGAATCAGTTGCTGGGATAGTACCTGTTTGTGTACCTGTACCTGAGAATGTGGTGTCTGCTTCATTGTAGAATGTTTCAGTACCAGCTTGTGATGTCTGACGTGAACGCATTGCAAAGATAAGACCTGTCGGTCCTGTCATTGGCTGAACGCCAGCAATGTCGTACGCGATCAAGTTTGGCATTGCGCGACGTACAAGTGAAATAAGTACTGGATCGTAGCCAGCTGTAGGACCAGCTGCTGGTGAACCTGAACCGAAACCGCCTGTACTTGCGTCGTTTGCAGGCGCCTCTGTAAGTAGAGAGCTCATTGACATCTGACGGTCGCCAGATTCTAGCAATGCTTTCTCTGTGTTTTCAAGAATAGTGGCAGTTACCGCTTTCTTGTGGTTGTCTTTGATAGGTGAAAAAGATTCGTGCTCAAGGATTGGGCCCCACTTTTCCACAAGTGCTTGATAGTTTGACTGTGCCATCGATTTCTATCTCCTTGTTTTAATAAAGTCTCTGGATGTATTTATAAAAGTTAAAGTTTCATTACTATTTTGATGATCTTGCGTTAAGAGCCTCAACTAGAGCATTTACAGAAGAATAGTCAGAAACTGGTTTCTTAACTTCTGTTTCTTCTGTGATAATCTCTTCTTCATCTTCGCTAGCAACTTCTTCTACAACCGGAGTCTTCTTCTTGAAGAATGATTCCTTAAGTGTAGATAGATTGCTTGAGTACTCTTCGATATCAGAAACATCTAGCTTTTCTGACAAAACTTTGAATCTTTCTTTTTCTGTGAGTGTAAGATCCTCAGTAACTTCGTCGAAGATGCGCTCTGCTTTGAGAGAAGCGATTTCTTTTGACAACTCTACGTTCTCATTGATTGCTTTGTTAGCAGAGTCTTTTGCTTCAGCAACTTCTGCTTCCAAGCCTTCAACGACATTGATTGTTTCGTCATCAACTTCGATGTTGTGCTCTTCAAACAATCCACGTAGGCCTGCCATTAATGATTCTGCCATCTCAACTTTAATACCAGCTTCGATTGCAACCTCATTCTCTTTCATCCACTCTTCTACTACGTAGTCGAGGTATGAGTCAAGATTTTCAACAATGTTGTTTACTGAAGTTTCAACAGACTCGTTCATTTCTGTTTCAAGTCTTTCAACATGCTCAGCAACTGCCGCTTCAGTTTTCTTTGTAGCAGCTTCGTTAACAGCCGCTTCGAACACCAAAGTTACTTTATTTTTGAATTCTTCAGTTAGGTCCATGCCTTCGAAGATAGCTTCAATTGATTCTTCAATCTCGATAACTTCTTCTACTACTTCTTCAGCTTCCACTGATTCAGTTGCAGTTTCAGTTTCTTCTTTCATACCTGGTGTAGGTGTAGAAATTTTCTCAGCGGACGCATCGACAGTTTTCTTTACGTCTGCTTTCTTCTTTTTAACCGCGCCGCCGCTTCCAGTGACTGCGTCCGCAACTTCTGCTGCAGGAACACCTTCACCACCTGAGTGGTCGGCAACGAACTTTTCGTCTAGCTCATTTGACATATGTTCTCTCCTCTTTTTCATTGGATTATCTATATGAGTATTATTTATACAATTCTCAACTTCTAAGTGAATTCACAAAGCGTTCGAACAGTCGTGCTGCCGTAGATTCGTCAACGCGATGGACAACTCTTCTTACTTGTTTTTCTACTTCTTCCTGGATCTCTTCAATTACTTGCTCGATTGGTTCTTGAACTCTCCAGTGGCCAGAAGCAATATCATAGTAATATTCAGTATTTTCCATAATGCCGTTAACAAAGCAGTTAGGGCCGGAAGGATCAGTTACAATATCTACAGTTGCAAGGTGGAAATCGTCTTGTACTTCCATAATACCATCTTTAGTTGGTTTTACAGAACCAAGGCCACGAGTTGAAACTCCGATTTTTACGCCTTCATCCATAAATTCTTTTACAATGTTACCCATTGGTGTGCCAAGAACTTTAGCTTTACCGATAAAGTTTGATCCATCTCTTTTCATCTCAGTGATAAGATGTGATACTCTATCGCCATTGATTGTAGGACCATCTGGGTGTCCAAGTTCTCCAAGCGCACGCTTAGTTTCAATAAAATCTGTTTGGTAACGAACCATCTCTTTTTCAAGAGTCTGTGTAGGATAGATACGCCCGTTACGGTTTTTGATATCACCTTGCATAAAGATACCTTCGATGAAGTAAGACTTTTTACCAGTCTCTTCATTCAACTCGACGGCAACTTGTGCTTCTTCGGTAACTTCAGTAATCAGTCTCATCTTTTTATATCCTTTAATATCTTTTTGTTTTATTTATAAAAAAACTACTGGGCGTCATAATAGTTCTTGGAAAGCTCACCTCTGACTATGGTTTCACCCACTTTCCTACACTTAATGTAGGTATATTGAGTGTTGCCGCCAGGAGGTGTGAAAGCTCTAACACCTGCAGTAACCGTACCATTTGCATCGTTATATGTATCCGAATCGGATGCAGTAGCAGCATTATCATACTGCCAAACGGTTGAATTTGTTACGGCTACCCATGCCATTAAAGAGCTTCCCTCGCAAATCCTACAATTTCTTCGAATCCTGCTTTATCAGTCATCATAACTTTTTCCATCTTACGACGATTTGCAGGGTTCAGGTCTTTCATCATTTGATTAATAAGACCTGCATCTTGTTTTGAAACTTTAACTGAAGAGCCATCTCTCAGTTTCATGTTTCCTTGTTTAACAGCTTCTTCAAGCTCTACTGACTCAGTTTTTTGCTTTTTTTTTCTAAGCATTTTGAAATCATGGGCATCGATCTTGCCATTCTTATTATGGTCAAGCTTGTGTTGGTCGCCTTTGAGTTCTTCGTCAGTTTTTGCTTCACCCATTGACATTACTTCGGCTGTTGCATAACTGTAAAGTGTTTGCATTTCTTTTGCCACACCTGCCAATTTGTTTTGAAACCATTCTTCAGGATCTGATGTTTTTGACACATATGCCGCAATACCTTGCATTGCGTGTGACATTGAACGCAGAGCATTCATCATCATTGGCTTTTCTTCCATAGGATTTTCTGAAAGCTCAACTTCTTCCATTTTGTTAGCAGCACGATTCAAACCTTTAACACGGTTCTGGCCTTTTTTAAGATCTGCTGTTGTAAGAGTACCTTTGTTAAGCTTTTCTCTTCTCTTTTGAAGATCTGCACCAGCTTTACCGTGGTACTGACGTAGAGTTTCTTGAGAAATCTCATCGATTTGTTCTACTTCTTCTTTTCTCATCAAACGATTAGTTGCTCTTTCAACACCCTTATGAGTATTCAAGAAATTGCGAATGCCTTTTTTCTTCTGAGCCTTTCCCATATCTTTATCATAAGCGTCGCCAGCTCTTGCTATTTTATCGCCCGCATCAGCGGCGCGGGCTGGTGCCTTTTTTAGATATCTAGCCGCCAATTCTTTTGAGATCTCATCGATTTGCTCGCCATCCTCCTCTACAGATTCAAGCTTAGCCTTGCCATCCTTTCTTTGAGAATAGGCTTGGTCATAATCCGCATCACCTTCTTGGTCGGCGAGACGCTTTTGCTTTGTTTTACCAGTGATTTCACCAGTAAATTGGCTATCTTCTGCAGCCGGATGATCGAATTTTTGAATGACATGCTGGTCCTTAAAGCGCTTTTCTTCTGGGCTTTTTGGCTCTGCTACCTCTGCCATCATCTGTTTAAAGGATTTCATTTCTGTTCTCCTGGTTTTAATTTATTTGTAATATATTTATCCAATTATGTTATTCGAGGACTTGACTGATTCTTGAGGCTCGTCTGGAACTTCTTCTTCAGGTGCTTCTTTTGCCTCTTGGTCGATCTGTTCTTTCATTTCTTTCATTTCTTCTTCAGACATCATAAGAACGTTACGAATTACCCACTCGCGAGAATAGTAAACACCTACATGATCCTCAACGTCGCGAAGTGTTGCCATACGCTCTTTAATAATCTCAGCTTGTTTTAGTTCTTCAAAATAGTTGTCTTGAACAAAGTCGTAACGAATGAAGTTCTTAATCTCAGCAAATTCTTCAGGAGTCATAAGTCCTTTTAGAACTACTTGCTTCTCAAGAACGTGAGTAAATAGAGTTGCAAAGCGAGCTCTCAAGCGCTTTACAAATTTAGCGAACTTTAATTCATCACGAGTAATTTCTGAAACACGACCAAATGAGTACATTGTTTCTGGCTCAAGACGAGATAGTGGAACCTTCAACGACTTATAAAGCTTACGTTGGAAGTACTGAAGATTCTCATCTGTGCTCAGTGCTTGAGCAGTACCGCCCGCTAATGTATCAACTTCAGTAGATCTTTCGCCACCACGGCGTGGGAACCAGAAATCTTCAGTCATAGTCATCATTTTACGAGAATCGCTGATCTCACCAGTTGCTGAGTTATATTGCAACTTATTCTTGTGGCGGATCATCATATCTCTTAAGTATTGTTCAGCCTTCGATTTAGGTAAGTTACCAACATCAATATAGAAGATTCGTCTTTCAGGAGCTCTCGTAAGAGTATAAATGATTGTCGCATCTTCAAGCATCCTTAGCTGGTTAAGAGGCTTAATAGCAGTATGCAGGTATGAAAGAACAAGCGAATTGTTTTCATTCATTAGTCCGGAAGTAACTCTTGCAATAGAATCTTTTGAGATTTTGTAGCCTTGAGTACCGGAACCATTAGGTGCATTTGCTTCTGAAGTAAAGCCATTTTCTGAGTACATATAGTACTCGTTCTTTACTTTCTTAACAGGAATACCAGAGTGCTCGTCTTTACCTTTCTTATCAACTTCTCTGATAAGCTTTAGTTTGCGAGGATCTACATAGCGTAGCTCTTTAATTCCATCTTTTAAATTTTCTTTATCGATGATAACATGATAGTTTAGTCTACCATCGACATAAAATCTTTGGAAAATGTCGTAAGAGTTAGCACTGAAATCGAAAAGAGTAAGGATCTCTTCAAATTGCTCGATAAGTCTATCTTTTACTTTATCAGGTAGGTCTGTATCGTCAAGAACAATTTGAACGACATCATCGTCAGTATCAACCGCAATTGCTTCGTTTACAATCTCATCAACTGCTTGAGCAAGCTCAGGTTGTGCTGCGACGTTTCTATATCTTGTTATGAGTTCTGATTCACTTTTAGCAGCACCTTCCATATCAAGAAGTGTGCTATAGAACCCGCCCATAGCATTGCCGACGGTAATCGCACCGTCGGTGTTAATAGGTTCGGCGAAGGAGACGGGTTGTTTTACGTCGTCCTCTTCGCCTTCTCTTTTGATTTCAAAGCCAAATATCTTCACAAGGTTATTCCTTCATTATATAAATTAAGTAGTGGGGATGCCGGTATTGCCTTCAACTCTCCACAAATCATACTGGAATGTAACATTAAATTCTTCGATTGAGTCAGTTTGCTGCCAATCCATCGCGATACCATCAATTGTAATTGGATACATGCCTTCGAAGATATAAGTACGTAGAGGGCTACCGTCTTTACTGAACTGAGTAATCTGTCCAGTTGATTTGTAGTCCTGTGGCAATGCTCTAGTATTTGAATCGTGCGAGTTGATTGCGTTAGACCAAGCTTCCATTGCGTTTCTGATAGCAAAGTCTTCATCGTTAATGACCGTGACTGTCCAATCCGCGAATACTCTATCACCTGCGTATTTAACTTGGCGTCCAAAGTATGGTACGACAAATTGGCCTACAACTGATTCCGGAATCCCAGCAGCTCGTACCATGAATGGCACTTTAATATCTGCTGCTGGAGAAATCGGGTTAGTGATTTGGCATTGGAAAAGCGTAGGACGTGCACCGCCACCGACGAGTTCTGATTTGAACTGGTTGATATTGAATGCCATTATCTTTTCTCCTTTTTAAATCTATTTATTACGTTAACTGACCAACAATCTCATCAAACTCGACACCTGTTCTTGTTGCTACAAATGTTAGTTCGATAACATTGATAGAACGCGCTGGTTTGATGAAGATGCTTGCGCGGAATTTGTTTTGGTCAATCACTTCAGGAGTGTTCACTCTCGAGTCAGAAATAACTCTAAAGTCGATAATACCTCTACGACCTTGGATGTCACGTAAGAATGGATCGACAATATTTCTAAACTGAGTTTGCGTAAACTCATCATTTAGTTCGAACAAGAAGCTTTCAGCTGCAGTAGCAATAGACTTCTCAACCGCAATGAATAGACGACGTACGTTGATACGATCGAATGCTGATGCTTGACCAAGCATTGTTTTATCTCCGAAGAGCATAATGCCTGAACCAGCCTGAGCCATTACTGGGTTGATGTCTGCTGAGTAAAGCTGATCTCTTTGTGGTTTGCTTGGGTTAAATGCTAGTTTAATAACATTCTTAATCAAACCTTTACGGAAGCCCGCAGGTGATTCCCAAGTTTCTACACGAGATGCTAGACCTGCCATATCGCCACAAAGTGGTGTATAACGATATACGTCATTATACTTATCGTAACGATATTTATAACCAGAATCCATAAATGCGTATGAGCTGTTTTGAATCTTGTTTCTGTGTGCAATTACGTTTGTAAGCTTAGTATTTGTTTTAAGTTCATCAACCACTGCTTCTTTAGAAGGAGATACGTACATCACGCAGTCTTTTCTAGTTTCTACAACGTTTGACAGAATGTAGTTTGCTCTTTGGGCAGAGTCATCGCTCTTACCTACGATTACTGAGCTGATGTCAATCTCGTTTGCATTCTTAAGAGTATCTACTGCAAAACCATATGCAGCCAATGAGGCAGTTGACTCTGTCTGTGCATCTGTACCTACAGTACCAGTTGCTGCTTGACCTAGTCTTTCATATTTAGCAATGCTTGTAGATGCATCACCAATCGGCGCAGTATTAGCAACATCTACCCACTTTGAGAAGTTGTCGATAACTGTTTTGTAGTAGTTTGATGTACCCTGTGGAAGTGTAGCGCTTGTTGATGTTGAAACGTTTTCAAATCTTTCAAGAACTGTACCAGCAGTTCCTGTAATTCCGCCACCCGCATCCATTACTGCAATGTGTATATTACCTGTATCAGGAGCTTTACCAAATAGGTTTGCGTGCTTCCACTTTTTAACAAAGCTTACCTTGTTAAGGTTTTCTTCAGCAAGTGGATATCTATTGCTAAATGTAATTGTGTAGCGATAGTATTCTACAAAATCATCATCTGTAGCAGCTGGGTCGGTGTTTGCACCTGCATTTGTGATTGTTTCTTCTGTGAATGTAGCAACTTTCATTTCTGCATAACCTACAGAAGCATTACCCACTGTAAGAACATCACCGGCCGCAATAGCAGTGATTTGATCAGTGTTTGCAACCTCAATCACAACACTATTAGAGTTAAAGCTAAACTCTTGAGCGATTTGTGTATTTGAAGGTCTGTTTGCTGTAATATCACCCACGTCTGCAATATCTGTTTCATATCCAGTTGCGCTGACGTATGCAACTTCTAGGTTGTTACCTCGCTCACCAACATAGGCAGCTTGGAATGCACCGTAATTTGTTTGATCTACGATAATGTCATTGTTACCGTCGAGAACTATTTTTGTGTGATCCGCTTTAGTTGAACCATTATCTGCACGAACAACAAACAATGCATTTGAATATGAAAGAAAGTCTGCAGCAGCAAACCATGTTTCATAGTTATCGTCAGTAGGCGCTCCAAAGCGGTCTACTAGTTCATCTTCTGTTGTAATCAGAATTGGGTCGTTTACTGGGCCCCATTGGAAGACTCCAGTAATTGCCGCAGGTGGTGTTGCGATGGCTGGTACCGCCGCACTCGCATCCACTTCGCGAACAATAACGGAAGGACTTACGGAAAAAGCCATATTTTTCTCCTTTATGTATTTAGAAACGCGTTTTTGTTTTTTCGTATATCACTGTTTCTATTTATAAAAATGACTATTTGATTAAGAGCTCATAATCTGAGGCCGTCGTCATCCCACAAACCTGGTGTGCTATCACCATCATCAACAAATCCAAACGGTAACATTTCTTCTTCAATTTGCTCGTCTGTTTTTTCTCTAAGTTTGATTAAAGTATTTATGTCCGTTAAGTCTTTGAAATAAGGCTGTTCGGTCATCCATGCAAAAATAACTAGATTCATAACGAGGTCGTCGTGAAATCCAGGCTCTGCTTGGAATGTATTAGCTTTCTTAGAAAAACGGTTCAATTCTTGAATGGTATCATAATCTCTAATAATAAGTTGGTTTTGTTCGATCAGCATCTTGACCATTGAACAACCCGTTCCTTTTACAAGTTTTGTAGTTCTAATTCCATTATCGACCCGTTTACCGAATCCCCCAGTTAGAACTTTTCCGCTTCTTCCATTATTTGCGGTATAAAGCAAATTCTCATATCCGTAATCAAGTAAGAGGACATCAGACACTTGTTCTCCGATGTCATTTATTTCAATTAGAATTGCAGCTTCATTATAAAGCTTACCAATTCTAAACAAGACCGAAGCATAATCAATCGGTCCAATTAAGTTATCTCTAAAGACGCCTACTTGTTGATAAGGCATTTCTGTAGTATCTATAACATTAAATGTAGAATAGTCTAGCCCTTTTCCTCTTGCAACGTCAGCAGTGATAACATAGTTTCTACCTTCTTCAGGTCTTTTGTATTGTATGAATCCTTCGCTCTTCATAATAGGTTGCTCTGGATACATTTCTTTAAGTTTAGATCCTGAGATCAAAGTACCAGAAGAACCTAA